AGAAAGCGACTGGATGGAGAACGAAATAAACAAAGGGAATGGATATAAAGTATATGTCACCTACGAAGAAGCACTTGAAGCTGGTTTACAGGAAGCATTAAAACTTATATGATTATGAAAACAATTATATTTACAATAATATGTATTATCGCCCTATTATGGGTTGGAGATCTAACAATTACATTCAAACCGTTTTCCATATCGCTGCCCGGTTGGCATAAGGCTTTAGGTATCATCCTGTTTGTATTTGCAATGGCGGTGTATAACATTGGAGAATACGCTAAGGGGTACAAGCATGGTTTTGATGATGGGGCAAAGGAATGTATTGAAGCGATTAAGGGAAATGGAAAGAATAGAGCAGATAGCAACAATTGATTTTTGTTATTTCCGATTAAAAATTCTCTGCAAACAGCTTTCTAATACCAAGTCAAACATCGAAAGACTAGTCGATAAGGCTTGCGGTTATAATGAAACCGAAGAGATAAGAAAGGAGTGTATAATGCTTGTAGAGCAGATCATTGAAAGCAAGAAGCAAATCGGAGAAGATTTCACAAGAGATGAACGTGTTTTGAATAAATTGAAAAGAAATGAACAGTAGCGACATTGATTTCCCGTTACTCCGTATATTTAATGGAGTAACGGGGCGATATGAACTTCTTATTGACGATGTATCCATAGATGCTTATGGGCGTGTAAGAGATAGCAGTGGTTGTGTTGTAGAATGGTTTACAGGCGTGTTTGACATGAACGGAATACCATTGTTTGAAAACGACATAATCATGCCTGTAAAGGACGGAATAAGCCAATACAGGCGTATATGGAGAACGGTAGGTGGATTTGTGTTAAGCAGAAGAAATGATGTGAAAGGACTGTCCAAATTGGATATGCTTGGTGCGGACTATCTTGTGAACGAACGTGTGCAGCAATACATATCTGATGGTTGCGTAAAGGTAGGGTCTGCAACAATTGATCTTAACCTGTTGAAAGGGAGAACGAAAGAAGAGATTATTAGAAATTTGTCCAGGAGAGTAAATTTATGAAAGACAAAATGCTAGAGGAAAGTTTGAACAATTTCTACAGGACGTTTCTTATTTGGGTGATAAGATGTTATCCTATATTGTTCTGTCTTGCGATACTTGTCCATCAGTGTGAGGTTATACACTCTGTTGGAACAGGGGATATTATTGAGTATTATGATGGTGATACATTGGAGTATATTCAGTATGCCACTCCGTTTTCGGACAAGTACCTTACCATATTCTTTAACGCCAAACTGTTTAATGCAATATTGTTTTATGTGTTGTCAAAGGTATTTTTATTTTATATATACCATAGAGTATTTGTCATTGAGATGTTTATATACGCAATACTGGATATTGTATTTAATAATGTGGTGTTTGAGGACGTGAGATGCACTATGTTTTATTCGTATATATCAATAGGATTTGTAACTGTATGTTTCTTTATTGCATTGTATCTACATCAACGATTTGGAGATAGGAATATAAATAATCATCAATCTATAACCGATGGTTTTAGAAACTGTTGTAGATTATAATTTCTGTTTTCCTGTGGGCTGTAATCCTCCCGTATTCTTCATGTTTATCTTGACCTTTATGGGAGATGTCTTTTTATTTGATGTTACCTTAGGTGATTTAACATTCACCCTAATCACTTTCTTTACCATATATTGCTTATTTTAATTGTTTAACAAAGTTAATTATTTTTATTTATGCAACAAAACAATAGTACCGATAAAACAGCTTCGGCACACAAAACGGACGAAATAATGGTTTACGAACATCCTTTTTTTGGCAAAATTCGTGTGTTTGTTCGATATAGTAAAATTTGGTTCTGTGGATTAGACGCTGCATCTTCTTTACAGTATTCAAATCCATTAAAAGCTCTTTTAGAGCACTGTAAACCATCCTCCGTAATGATGCGTGAAGTAGGGGATGATATAATGGAGTTTATTAATGAAAGGAGTATGTATAGACTGATTTATAAAAGCCCTTTTCCTCCTATGGCTGATGAATTTGAACGTTGGATATTTGATTATATTGTTCCATCAGTTACCAATACAGGAAGTTATTATGCACAGGTTAGATTACCAAACTTCAACAATCCTGCCGAATCTGCCAGGGCGTGGGCTGATGAGTACGAAAGGAATCAAGCGTTAAAGCCACAACCAAACGAATCCAATGAATGGTATAGTATCAAAAGATGGGCAAAGGAAAACGGTGTCAACTGGAAAAAGATTAGCCGGATGAAGATGAAAGTAATATCTTGCAAGCTAGGTTATGAGATAAAAAAGATTTTTGACGATAACCATTGCCAGGTAAACACATACAATGTAAACGTATTTAAGGAATACTTTAATAAATGTGAATAAATAATATATATTTTAAAACATTTTATAGTATGTCATTTTATTGATTATATTTGCATCATGTTTGAGTGTAGAAGCAAGCATATTAATAAAAGTTGGCATTAAGGAACAAATGGACGGAAAGAAGGGAAGAATACAGAAACCTAGAAACATATAATAGAATTATGAGTAAAGAAAATATTGATAATCAAGTTTCGGAGATGTTAGAATATACTGCAATTCTAACAGATGAAATCATTGAGGAAGCTAAAAACTACACCCCTGAAGAGGAGCGTATGTTTATAAGAGGTGCAGCATGGATGCTTTATAGGCTTGTAAAAAATAGAGGACAGCGTCATGTTTATGTTCCTCATGATATGAGTCTTGATGAGGCAATCCAACATTGTGAAGAAGTATTACCATTAGCCGAAACATCACAATGTGCACGCGAACACATGCAGTTAAGAAATTGGTTGATTGAATTGAAAAACTATCGCAACAATAACAAAAATATTTAATTATTATGCAATACAATAGAGATTATAACAGTAGTTCGAAATGCGACCCATGTGCATCGGATAATTCTATGAGTGGATGTTATGAAAGTGATTCAAATAGATTTAATAACGATGAAATAAATTATGGGTATGTAAGAAAAAACATTCAAAAATTAAATGAAGGGACTATTTATCTTTTAAAACTCGTAGAAAAGAGAGGATTTAATGATAGAGGTATTTTTGAAATGATAAATGAATCCGATTGTATTAAGTTTTTGAAAAAATACGGAAAAGATTTGCCCGACATATGCGAACAATTATATAATGCAAATATATCATGTTTAACATATTCTAAATGGGGTTATATTATTTTATCTAAATTAACAATAGATAGTGCAGACAAACAATATATATCGTTTTATTACGATACTACAGAACATAAAAATAAGAAATTTTTAATCGATGTAAATGAAATGGCAAAATCAGAATTTTATTTACATAATTTTACTGAAATAAAAACCATAGATGAGCGGACAGATGTAATAACTTATTATGGTTATATGGCTACATTTAAAAAGGCATTTATAACCAATTAAACACTATTTAACAAAATTAGTATCACCCTTGGTAGAAGGGGTTGAGGACGTGGAGTGGTCGGCAGTAGTCGGGGCAGTGAAGCGTCAATATATAATATATGTGTATGAATGTATATAATTACCTAGAACTTACCATGCATTATCGGAGTATTGGGAGATGAGATGTTTAAAAAGTTTAAAAACGATTAATAAACTATACAATTTCGGATTGCTATGATGATAAAAGTAGATATACCAGAACCGTTCATAGACGGTGACAATACGATGGTAAACATCACATCTGATTCATTCTGCTATTCCAGCATTGATTCACGTTATGAAGGATTTCAGAGTTCCTACAAGGACGGGAATATGAATCAGAAGATACAAGGAAAACTAGAAATAATTGCGGACCAGTTTAAAGAACTTATAAAGATAATTAAAGATAATTGAAGATGGAAAGACATTTGTTAATACAGGAGTGTGAGAGAGAGGAAAAGATGAAGGAGTTGCGCAAGCAGCAGAACGATCTTATCAAGAAAGGCCGTATGGTTGAATGCTCTCGTGTAACAGCTAAGATAAAGGAGTTTCAGGAAGCATATATCAAGGCTTATCCTGACGGTAAATATGTAAGGGGCATGGATATTATCAAGAAGATGTCTGATGATGAGAAAATGGATTGGATGATGTATGTCAACGCCATTGCTTTCTGTGCTGATATTATCCATTCTTCTTCCATAGAGTTGAATGAAATGCTAAAGAAAACACTCCCCGGATCTAGCCTTCAAATGTTTGAAACGCTTGAAAAGGTAGGTACTATGGCAAAGAATCAAATCCTATGGATGGATAACAATGTTGACGAGAAATACCAGGATGACTTTGCAAGATATGCCGATGAAATATCCGTGATGCTTTTATCATTTGTTAAAAATAAATTTTTGCCAAGAAAATGACAAGAGAAGAGATACACAAGAATGTGCTGGAAATAAGAAATTATTATTTCAGCATTCAGAATAAGATTGATAACGGATGCAATGTTTCAGAATTGGACATAGATTCTAAAACGCACAACAAGATAATTGACGATACAATAAAATCAGCCCTTGAAGATCATAAAATGATTCTTGCTTTGGAAAAATATAGATTATGAAAAAGAAAGAAATAGACGAAGGATATATTGTAGGTGACTTTTATATAGTTAAAAGCCCTATCAAAGATGGATGGCTTCACGTAGTGAATATAAAAACATCTTGGCAGATAAAGGTGATGATGGGAGCGAACACGGCAAAGTTCCTAAGCCTTCCCCAACAGGAAATATTTGACAGGATTAACGGAATATACATTCAATCCATGATGTCTTTATACGATTCAGAGTATGCCTTGAAAATAGCTAAAGATGCTGTGTCTTATATGTCTGAAAAGGCAGAAAAGATGGAAAAGGTGGGAAAGGTGGGAAATACTGAAAATGAAGATATTGAAAAGGTTAAGAAAGATGAGTTTATGATGAAGATAGCCACATCTTCCGATGAAGAAATCATGGATATGATCGTAAATGGAGAGATAAGTTATGAATATTTTAAGCAGGAACAGGAGGATTAATCATGCAAGACTATATTTCAGACTGGTTTATTCCGATGGATTTCGGTAATGATATGCCGGAGGAAGAACCAAGTGGTGAGGATAATTTCAATTCTGATTGAAGTATGGAAAAAAAAATTTATACTAACAGATAAGTTTGTAATCAATTCTTTTGGAATAAAGTTATTCCAAATAAAGTGTACAAAATCTTTCAAATATGCCCAAAAAGGTGATTTTGGAGGATATGTTGAGAAAGAAGGGAACTTATACCAAGAAAATGACGCTTGGGTGTCCAGCAATGCTCGGGTGTCCGGCGATGCTGATATAGAAAACGACAACGAGCATTGCGGATTTGACGGTTTCGGCTCATGCAATCGCCACACTCACGCATATATGACAAAAGAAAAGAAAGTGGAAATAATCTGTGGATGTTTTCGTGGTAGCATTGAAGAATTTGAAAAGAAGGTGGAGGAAACACATTCGGGAACAGTCTACGAGAAGCAGTATAAATCCATAATCAATGTAATTAAAATTAAATTTGGATTGACTGATTTTACATAGTTTACTAATGATTTTTGGCACTGCCCAATTATGGTTAGTTGGTTCGATTCCCCTACGCCTTTTATAAATGGAACAGATATAACAATGAATATTAATACCTAAATATTTTGTATGAAAACATTTTTTGAGTGTAAAATTCGCTACGAAAAAGTAGCAGAAAATGGGATGAATAAGAAAGTAAGTGAGCAATACCTGGTTGATGCGCTTAGCTTCACTGAGGCGGAAGCACGTATTATATCGGAAATGACACCGTTTATCAGTGGCGAGTTCACTGTTTCGGACATTAAACGCTCCAATTATAGCGAACTGTTCCCCTCTGAGGAAGATGCAGCCGATCTATGGTTTAAATGCAAGCTGTATTACATCACGCTGGACGAAAAGAGCGGAGCGGAGAAAAAGACATCATGCTATATGCTTGTTCAGGCAGCCGATTTGAGAGATGCTGTAAAGAAACTGGACGAAGGAATGAAAGGCACAATGGCAGACTATGTGATTTCATCCATAGCCGAAACTGCCATCATGGATGTATATCCGTATGAAGCGGAAAATGATTCCTGTTTATCGGAATACCCAAGTGGACACAAGACGGAAGCTGTCATAGGCGGAAAGAGCGTCATTGTAGACAAAACGGGAAATTCAACTGTAGTTTTACCTAGCTAAATTCAGTATATATGTCAAACGAACAACAAAGCCAGGTTCTCCATCATTGGAGAACTGGAAGTCAATCTGATTATGTGGGAGTAGAAATACTCCCTAACGGTCAGTCTATCATTGCTACAATATCCCATATCGTATGGGATGAGAATGCAAAGGTACAAGGTAGTAAGAAACCATCATGGATTGCTTACTTTAAAGAAACAAACCTTGTTCCTAAACCTATGCTGTTGAACAGTACGAACCGTAAACGCCTTACCAAGCTGGCGCAAACTGATTATCCTGAAACCATCCGTGATTTTCGTGTCATATTATGCAAGGAACTGACACGTGACCCAAGCGATGGAGGAAAGGTCTACGGATTGCGTATAGGGCGTGATGTTCCGCCACCACCACAGAAAGAGAAGATGACAGTGAACTCTGATAAATTCAATGCTGCATTGGAAGCATTGAAAAGTGGGAAATGCGACATTGGATACATCACGGCAAGCTATGATGTGGACGCTGAAGCTATGAAATTGTTTAACGAATCAGTTAAAAAATAATGGAAGCGGAAGAAAAAGAAAAATTATGGCTTATGAAGAGGTGTGGTAAAATCACCTCTTCCGCCATTGGAAAACTTATGGTTTCCGGGAGAAGGGAAATGACACCTTCCGAACTAGATATTGTAAAAAAACAGGGTGTGAAGAGAAAGACAGTTGATGTTCCTTTCGGAGATACAGCTATTTCTTATCTTTATCAGGTTGCAAGGGAAAGAAGGTTAAACAAACCATGCCGACATATATCCACTTCTGACATGGAGTGGGGAAAGGATCATGAAAAAGACGCTATAGAATGTTTTAACCATAACACGTTCTCCAGACTAATGTCCTGTGCGGATGATTTTGACGAAATTGTTTTTGTCGATAATATCTATGATGGATATGGCGATTCTCCCGATGGATATGGATTTGATGTCAATGGTAAATTGTCTTATATAGCCGAAGTGAAATGCTTTACTTCTGAAAGTAAGATTGAATATTTGAGAGAAGCAACAAAGGAACAGGCGATAGAGGAATACTATTGGCAGCTAATGTCGCATTTTCTTTCCCATCCCGATGTAGATAAAATGTATTATATCGTATATGACGGCAAGTCAGATGATGATCCGTTTGATTTACGCCCGGTTAACGATCCATCAAGACTTTTGTATTGGGAACTTGATAGATGCGATTATAAAGACGATATAGACAGGATGGAAGATAAGTTACAAATGGCTCTAGCTTATCTTTCACTCAACGAACGTGATGCGAAAAAATACCCAATAAGCAAAATTAATGACTTTGTTGGTGTTTCAAATACGTAACGGCATTTATAGCCAATTAAACACTATTTAACCAAATTAGTTATGCCATAATTTAATTTAGGCATTAATGAACAAATGAACACTATTACAAAAAATTAACACATAATATTTCCTAACATCGTTATATAGTATTACATTTGCTTCATGCAGGGATAGGAACGGAGTAGCTACCTTCCGACAAGCTGAAGTCAGTACGGCTTCCCTGTTCTCCTTTTTACTGGCGAAACATAATACTGGCTAATATGCAATTAGTTTATAAATTTGATATCAACCATTCTGACAGGCTTTGCGCGGCAGTTGGAAAGGTTATCAATGCCGATGTGAACGGTGCGCTTAATATCGGTAGAAAAGTATTCGGTGATTCTTTTATGATAGCCGATAGCGGGCGTTGGATTAACGTTTTAAAATGTGTGTAAAAATTAACATTAATGCCATGGAACAGAAAATAAAGGCTTATAAAGCATTTGATAAGGATTTATCTTGTAGAGGGTTTAAGTATGAAGTAGGTAAG